CAGAAGTAACTTTCCATCCACATTCCTCCCATGGAACTAATTTCTATAACCTTGCTTAACACATCTTTCATGTCTTGGCACATCCCCATATCGTTGGGTTTGGGTAATGCTTGACATATAAATTTTACAATTAGAGGCAATAGCTCATCCATAAAATAAAGTATAGAAATTAATTCAAAATAGTTTTTAAATATGCCACTCTTCTTAAGAGATAACCTCATGTTGCCAAAGGCTAAAGAACTTTCTAAAACAACCATTGATTTTCTCATTAACCTCTCCCTAAGGTAACTCTTCACTATAACCTTAAAATTAGGTCTGGTTTGATTTTCTTCATTTTTCCATTCATCAAAAATCTTTTTATGGTCCAATTCAGATAAATTTAATTTTTTTGGAATTATGAACTCTGCTTCAGCGCCAAATTGTTGATCTAAAATTTGGTCTATTTTCTTTGAGGTTTTCACTGTCAAATATCCTCCACTGTCATCAGAGTGTGCCATTAAGTATAAGAAATTAATTGTACCATTTTTGAGCCCTTCACTCAAAAGAATGTCAGAGGTGTATAACTGTGTTACAGCATGTATCAAACTGCTGAAATAATTCAATATTCCCATCATCCATGAAAAAGGGTATATTATATATGATGAATCACAAGATCCATCATAAGTCATATTTCTTTTAAGAACATTGAAACTATCATTATTTTGTATTACTTTGTAAGCATGCTTTGATATATATACCCTCTTTTGATAATTTCCATCTAAATAATTTAGCATTCTTAAAGTGAAATCCATTGGCAAAAAATCTTTTGTTGACACTGTAAAATCTACCATTTTTGTGAAATTTGATCTTGGCCCCCATCTCGTACAATCAAATACCAAATAAAAGACTTCCTTGTCTCCTTTATCTTTGTTGAAAACTTTTTGATGCACCATTCCTACTCTTTTGGAAGAAGGCACTGAAATTATTTCATTGTGTATTTTTGCACAAATTATTGCCCAAAACATTTCTAAAGGTTTTTGGAAGACTTTCGTTCCCAAATCCATTACATAAATCTCTCTACCACCTGCCCTTTGGCTTTTATCTACTGCATGAAAGACTAATATTATTTCTTCCATTTCTGATTGCTTATTCAAATAACTTTCACTCATTGATCTTATCGATTTTATTTTTTGACTGCTGGTCTTCCCTGAAGTGAGTATATCTTTTAAAGTTTCTTTTCTTGTGTTCCATAATTCTTTAGAAATTATGTAGTGTCCTTTATTACCAAAAAATTCCTCCTGCTTGTACCTAAGACCTGCTTCATTTGACATGGTGGACCAAGGCATGTTTATTATTTTATCCCAGTCTGATTGCAATTCTTCTCTGTTGTAACACTTCTTTAACAAGCTTTCAGTGTATTTGCCAAGAACTCTCATAAACTGAGGACAGTAACTAAAGGGGCTTTTTTCATCATTGTCATTGCAAGCCCAATCATCCATGTCAATTGCTGTGTACTCTCTTTGTTCCTTGTAATTCTGGTATTTGTGTTCTAAAGGTTTCATTCCTAGGAAGGTATCTGGAATAAGTTTATTAGATTTTTTTGTCAATTTAGCGGTTCTATTGATATTAGATATTTCTTTATCCGCATCTTTGGTTTTTTGGTCTCTCATGTATCTTTGATCATTTTTGTCAATTTTATAAAAGAGTTTATATTCATTCGCTATTCCCAGCCAATTAGATGCTTGTTCATTAGATTGATTATAATTCCCAGTGGACATACAATATGTCGAGTATATCATGGTTGTAAAATCTATAGTGTCATCAATAGAATCACCAGTTATTAATCCAGTTAAATTTGAAGATTTCAATATAGAGTCGGCACTTTCTCCTTGTCTGTTTTGTAAGAGCTTGCAATTTTTAGCATACTCTTCAGAATTGCGATAAAGACCAGTATTGATCATTTCTGTTAAAGGACATTTTGGCAGCATAAACACTTTTGAAGCCAAATCTTCAACTTTAGAGTACATTGCTTGTATGTTGACAACAAAATACCTTATGTTATGCATCTTTGACTCAGTTTCTCTTCTTGCATTAAACATCAAAAATATAGGCATCATAAGTTTTGGAGTGTCATTAAGAATAGAAGCAAGGTCAACTTCATTGGTTTGTCTTGGGGCTTTTGCAAAATATTTTCTTATAATTGTCAATGTCAGGAAACACATCGCG